AAGGAAAGAGAGGAAAGAGAACAAAAGAAAACACTTGACAAGGTACAAAAGACATGATATAATAAGTTCATAGAAAAGAAAGAGAGGTAAACAAAATGAGAGTAGTAAAGGCAAGTACAGCGTTAGGAAAAAGGTTATTATCAATAGGTCAAAAGTGGGAGGGAACTTTCTTAAATCAAGTGTACGATAAATGGAGTACAGCAAAGCAGGAAGCATGGGATAAATGCTATGAAGAATACTGTAATACAGCCGGAGCAGAGCAGTTTTCAATTTGTTCACATAATACTTTTAGTTTTACCTGCTCATGGTTTATACAAGAGGGTATGAGGTTAGAAACATCTCATAATAGTTATCTGGTAGTATTTGATGAATAGCATATAAGGTGTGGTGAGTAGGTCACAAACAAGGTTCAATTCCTTGCGCGCCCTTCCACCCAAACAAGGGTGAGATATAAACAGAAAAGGAGAACAAAATTATGGCAAGAAAGAGAATGGTAACAAGAACGGTTATGCAGACAACAGCAGAGGTTATGACACTTGATATCACCACAGCAGAGGTACAGGTACGTCCTTATGATATTGGCGGACAGTACAATGATGAAGAGTTACTCAAGAAACTCCAGAAACTTTTCCAGACTGACACACTCAAACTCGTACACATTGAATCACAGACCTGCAAAGAGGTATTACTTGGCATGGATGAAGAAGATTTTATCAGACTTGCAAAAGTATTGCCGCCACGCACAACAAATAAAGACGTGGACTAGGGGCAACCCTAGTACCTCACTAAAGGAGTGATAATATGTTATCAATAAATGAGCAAGAAACACTTGTTGATGATTTACAAGAAGTAGAGACAAAGTTATTCAACCTTATCGAACAATTAGCTTCAGATGATGAACTGGGTAAAGCGTGGTATATCGTCTACAAACGCTTACAAAAGGAGAAGGCAAAAGAAGCTAAAATGAAATCTGAAAATTAAATCATTGTTAAAAATTTAACGAAAGTACCAAAACTAGGGTGCGTGACAGGCACGGTTATAGTTTCGACGCTATACACCCTTTAGTGTACAAATGTACACACGAACCTTGACAACAAAATAAAGAAGACAGAAAAGGAGAATGTTATCATGGAAAGAATTTTCACAAATGCACTCAAAAAACAGTTAAAACAGCGTATAAAAGGAGATTTATCTGTACACATTGTTGATGACACATTAATTGTTGACATTCAACCATTAGGTTGTTATACTTGGCATTACACCATTAACAATTTAGCTGTACAAATATCAACAGGTTTATCAAGTGGAATTGTAGCAGATGTTATTGTTAAACAGTACAAGAAATATATTCTATCTAAACATTTTTACTCAAAATAATTAAATAAAGTGTTGACTTTTCAAGTACAATATGCTACAATAAAAGGGTAACAAAGATAAATAACAGTTACGTTGCCAGAGTGGTGTACTCACTTTACAGTACACCCTCACCCCTCTGGACGGTGCAACAAATTGGTAAGTTGCCTAGTGACAATGTATTTAAACACTTGTCTGATCAGCACTAGATTATAGGTTCAAATCCTATACCGTCCACTGGTACAATATCGTACCTAACTATAAACAAACCAAAGCCAGAAAGGAGAACAAAAATTATGGCAAGAGTACCTATGGTAACAAGAACTATCGTGGCAACAAAAGCAAATGTAATGTGTCTGGACGTGCAGGCAGGTGAACCGTGTAACAAGGTTGTTACAGTACCTCGTACCTATAAGGACGATGAAGCACTGATGAAGAAAGTTCGTCCGTTGATTGAAACGGAGACACTCAAAGCTGTACACATTGTAGACAAGGAAGAAATCGAAACTTTGTACGGTATGACAGAGCAGGAATTTATCCAGTATGCAAAAGTGCTTCCGCCTAGAAACGGTACAAACAGTGATGAAGAAGCAGATAATGAATAACGCATAAGCAGGTAAAAATCTAAAACAGCAAACACAATAAAAATATTTAATTAAAAGGAGAACAATACCATGATTAACATTAAAGAAATGAGCAGAGAGTTTAATGAAGTAGAGCAGTACCTTATGACAATTGCACCGTCAATTGTTTCAATGAAAGACGTTGAGGACGGCGAGCATATCACAGTTGACGGAGTTCTGATGTTTGAGGATATCAAAGAGGACAGTGGCGATGTTGTAGAAGTAATGTCAATCATTACACCGGAAAAGCAGGTTTACAGTTGCCAGTCTGCTACGTTCAAGCGGTCAATCAATGACATTTCAAACATTATGAAAGGTAAACCGTTCACGGTCATCAAAACATCCGGCAAAACCAAAGCCAACCGTGATTACATTAACTGCGTACTTGATGTTGACTCACTTGCATAAGTTCAGAGTGTAACATGTAGTTAAATAGGGGGGGACACTCACAGTACCAAAGTGAGTGCCCCCCCTTTTTTTATTAATTTATAGGGGTGAACGCTATGGCAAAAAGACGCAAACAAACACCTGCGGAACGTGACTACTCTAAACAAGTAAAGCGTATCAAACAGTTTATGAGTAGAGCAGAAAAACGTGGGTATCAATTCAGTGAAAATGTGTTACCACAAAGACCTAAACGTGTAACACAAGCAAGTGTGCGAAAGCTTGCAAAATTAACACCTGAGAAGTTGTACCAGAAAGCGGTCTACGGTGGTTTAGCAAGTGGTGGTGAAATAGTACCTGCAACAGAGGGTGTAAAGTTGGAACGCTCTTTGAGAGCAAAGAAAGCGGCAGAAACTAGAAAATATAGACTAGCAGAGCCAGTACAAGAACCAACCAATACTCCAGGTTTTGTTCCACCAGAGAATATATCAGAGGATGAAACATTTTTTGACGCTGTAGTTATAACTGGTTTTAAAGCTCATGTGCGACAATTTAATGAACACGCTAGTAATTTATTATTATCATGGCTAGACAGAATACTAGCAACAAATGACGTGCATGATGTTGCAACAATGTTAAACGATGGTGCAGAAGCAGGTTTGATTGTTAACTATCAGATAGTTTATTCGCAAGATAAGCTAACACAGTATATGTCTGAAATGTTAGACTATTTACCAGAAGCAGGACAACTGTTTAAGGCTGAAATGATGGACGCAATGGAAGAGGAAGAGGACTTCAGTAGTCCACTATGAAGATTAAAAAGTATCGTTACTTTATGTGCGATTTTGAGACAACTGTTTACAAAGGACAGGTGAACACAGAAGTATGGGCTAGTGCGTCCGTTGAATTGTTCACAGAAGATGTAAATATTTTTCACAGCATTGGAGAGCAATTCGATTATTTTCTAGCACAGAAATGTAATATCGTAGCGTACTATCATAACTTGAAATTTGACGGTGCATTTTGGTTATCCTATTTGTTGGTAGATAAGGGGTATAAGCAAGCATACAAAAAGGTAGGAGATAATGAAAATGATGTTGAATGGTTGCCAGAGAAATTCATGGAAAACAAGTCATTCAAGTATAGCATATCTGATAAAGGTATGTGGTACAGCATTATTATCAAGGTCAACAATCATTTTATAGAGATTAGAGACTCACTGAAATTACTACCATTTAGTGTAAAACGTATCGGTGAAAGTTTTGGTACAAAACACAAGAAACTTGATATGGAGTACACTGGTTTTAGGTATGCAGGATGTGTCATAACAGATGAAGAAAGAAAGTACATAGCTAATGATGTTCTTGTAGTCAAAGAAGCGTTAGAAATAATGTTCCAACAAGGTCATAACAAGTTGACGATAGGTTCATGTTGCTTGGAAGAATACAAGTCAATTTGTAAGACTTCAACAAAGAACGTACTTGATTACAATGAAATGTTTCCAGATGTGTATGCTATGACGATAGATGAGAACGCACATAGATACACCAATGCAGGAGAATATATCCGTAAATCGTATAGAGGTGGCTGGTGCTATCTTGTTAAGGGAAAAGAGAACAAGATTTTCACAAATGGGACGACAGCAGATGTAAATTCTTTGTATCCTAGTATGATGAGTAGTGAGAGTGGAAATCGTTATCCAATAGGTGTTCCACATTTTTGGAAAGGAAATATCATTCCAGACGTTGCACTTTCATACGATAGGTATTACTTTGTTAGAGTTAAGACAAGGTTCTACATTAAACCAGATAAGTTACCATTTATACAAATAAAATCGTCACTACTGTACAAAGGTACAGAAGCACTTGAAACATCTGATGTGTACGACAAGCGAACTGGTGAGTATTACACACATTATACCGATAAAGACGGTAATATCCACGACACCAGAGTTGAGTTAGTTTTGACAATGACTGACTATGAGTTATTGAAAGAACACTACGAACTTGTAGACTTTGAGATTTTAGACGGTTGTTGGTTTTATAGTGAAATAGGTATCTTTGACGAGTACATTGACAAGTACAAGAAAATCAAACTGGAAAGCAAAGGTGCGTTGCGTGAGTTGGCAAAGTTGTTCCTCAACAATTTGTACGGTAAAATGGCAAGTAGTATGGACAGTAGTTTTAAACTTGCTTACGTCAAAGAGGATAAAACAATAGGCTTTCTACCAGTTGCAGAAGCTAACAAGAAGCCGGGGTATATACCCGTTGGTTCAGCTATCACAAGTTACGCAAGAAACTTCACAATTAGAGCCGCACAGAAGAACTACCACGGTAAAGACAAAAGAGGTTTTATATATGCAGATACAGACAGCATACATTGTGACCTTGAACCAGAAGAGATTGTTGGAATTAAGGTGCATGATAAAGACTTCTGTTGTTGGAAACTAGAGAGCTGTTGGGATATAGCAGTTTTCACAAGACAAAAGACTTATATTGAACACGTTGTTAAAGAAGATTTAAAACCTATTGATACACCATATAACAACATCAAGTGTGCAGGTATGCCACAGAAATGTAAAGACTTGTTTCAAACATCACTTGACGGAACGGCAGACATTAAAGGATACACGGATAAAATAACAAATGTGTTTAAGGAATGGACAGAAGATGAAAAAGAGTTTTTGTTTGAAAAGGAAACTGGTAAACCAATAAAGAGAAATCTTAGCGACTTTAGAGTAGGACTAAAAGTTCCAGGAAAATTAAGACCAAAGAGAATACGTGGCGGTATTCTACTTATTGATACACCATATGAAATGAGGTAGAACATGGAACTGAAAACTATCAAAATTAAATACGTCAAAGACGGAATGAAAAAAATTGAACAGATTGATAATGGAGATTGGATTGACCTGCGGATTGCGGAAGATGTACACCTTGAACCTAATGAGTTTAAACTTATCCCCCTTGGAGTTGCTATGGCTTTACCAACAAACCATGAAGCGTTAGTCATTCCACGAAGTTCCACATTTAAGAAGTATGGCATAATACAGGCTAACTCAATCGGTCTTATTGATGAAACATATTGCGGTGACAACGATGAATGGCAATTTCCTGCATATGCTACAAGGTCGGTTGACATCCCTAAGAACACCAGAATATGTCAATTTAGAATCTTCAAACATCAACCAACAGTTGCACTTGTTGAATCAGAACACTTATCAGATACAAATAGAGGTGGTTTTGGTTCAACTGGTGAAAAATAAAGCACAACAAATAAGAATAGCAGGGGCGAACTAAGTTCGTATCCCTGCTTTCTATTTATATCTTTAACTCATGTACCAAACAAAGCGTTCAGCGAAAACGACAAATGGTATAGGCACTATCGTTTCAAGTGTGCTATCCTATCCACTCATTGATGGACACATGAGAAGATACCTAAAAGTTATCAACACTTTCCACATTATAATGTGTATAACCTAGTAACTCAACGCACTAAGTACCGCTTCTTTACACCTCATATCCTTAAATCTGAACGCACCACGTTCAAATAGGTATCTAAGGTTAGACAAGAAAAAGTCATTTCTTTTAAGCATTACATAATTCACTTCATGGTCTGCTGTTGTTACTGTTATTTTGGTCTTAAAAGTAACATCTGGTTTATCGTCACAATAGATAAAACCGTCCTCTGTAAATTCTCTCAAACCAAAGTCAGTTCCTTTATATTTGAGAGTACAAATATATCTGCTTCTACCTGTCGGTTTATCAACAAAACTTTTATTATCATTAAGATATACACATTCACTACTATAAGCAACATAAGCGTTCTTAGCAAATGCACGATTAAAACCACTACTTTTCTGTTCATCACTTGCACTCTGAATGAAACCTTGTTCAAGCACAAAACCGTCACCACGCAAGAACTTTGTATCGTCTTTCAGTCTTGCACTAATATTCATTTCAACATAGTACGGATTTATGATACTAACTGGATTACTAAGCATATAAACTGGTACATATCTTACCTGTTCACCTTGTCCTCTTGCTACTGATGTATGTACGCTAAGTAACTTCTTAACCTCATCAACACAATAGTGATTAGTTTCACTCTGAAATTCGTCAAATATCATTCGCATAATATCAGAAAATAAGTGGCTGTATTTCTTAATTTGGTCTGCACTATTAAGGCTTAAAGCATAACCACAACTTTTTTCATCTAAGAACAATTCGTGGAAGATACCACTTGCTCTACGTTTACTTGTCATTTCATGCTCTTTAAAGAACAAGCTACCTAAATCTTTATAGAACTTATCAACAACATCATCAAGTTCATAATTGTACCTATAAATAAGACCGAATTTCTCACCTTTATCTAAAAATCTATTGATACATAATCTACCAAAATATGTTGTCTTACCACCAGTACGGTTAGTAGTACACATATAAATCTCTGGTTTGTTACCATTTATGTCTAGCATAGACAAAAGTTTAGTACCGTCATAATACTTACCCACGTTATAATCACTTCCTTTCCTATTATATTATAACATACTTCTTGCAATTTGTACAGTAATATGTTATAATTAATATAAATGAACAAGGAAAGGAGTGAAAGAAATGGAACAGTTTTACCCTATAATTATTGCACTGGTTTTCAATGCTTTAGACATTACCACTGGTATCATAACTGCGGTCAAGAACAAAGACATTCAATCGTCAAAATTGCGTGACGGTCTTTTCAAAAAGGTTGGCTTTATTTTATGTTACTTTGTGGCATGGTTAATTGACACAGAGGGTTCACTGATAGGTTTTCAACTTGGTACACCAATCTTACCTATCATTATCCTTTATGTGTGTGGCACAGAGTTAGTGTCAATTCTTGAAAATATATGCAAGATTAACACAGACATTCTGCCGGAAAAACTGATGGAATTATTTCACATTTCCGATGTAAAAAAGGAGGACTAAATTATGCCAAATATTATGAAAGCAGTTCAGTTCATGATTGACACTGCAAATAACGACACTCATGGATATGACCAGACCCACAGAAATGGACCAAATTATGACTGTTCTTCACTTGTTGGAACGGCACTTCATGAAGCTGGTTTTAACGTATCACCGTACTCATGGACAGGTAATCTGGAAGCACAACTTAGAGCCGCAGGTTTTGTAGATTGTAAAGCACCGTGGTTGCCTGGTGACGTACACCTTAAAACACGGCACCATGTTGTTATGAGTATCTCAAAAACGCAGATTGCTCATGCCTCAATCAATGAAAAAGGTAGTGTAACTGGAGGTAAAACTGGCGACCAGACTGGAAAGGAAATCTGTATCAGAGATTATTACGAGTATTCTGGTGGGTGGGATGTACACCTTAGATACGCAGGACAGAACACAGAAGTTACACCAGACGTATCAGTTGATACAGTTGCAAGGGAAGTAATTGCAGGAAAATGGGGTAACGGAGATACCCGCAAAAAGCTTCTTACAGAAGCAGGTTATGATTACAACACTATACAGGCAAAAGTAAACGCTATTTTGTCTGGAAAAGAGTTAAAATCTAACGGAGAAATTGCAAGAGAAGTAATTGCAGGCAAGTGGGGAAATGGTAATACAAGAAAGCAGAAACTTACCGCCGCAGGTTATGACTATTCTGCTATTCAGAAACTTGTAAACCAGATGTTAGCATAAGTGTAATATATGCCAGACATAAACCGTGCATATTCATGGGCGATTGAAACGTGTAATGCACCGAATGTTGGTTATTCACAATCATATCGTAACGCACAAACAGTTGGCGGTATAACATACTACGATTGTTCTTCATTTATAAACTATGCGTTACTAGCAGGTGGTTTTGAAACATCATCTTATGCACCAAACAGTAATGCCTTTACCACTTATTCAGAAGCGTCCGAACTTTTGCGCTTAGGTTTTACAGAAGTTGACGCAAGTGGTGAATACCTAGCAGGAGATATAGGTCTATCAAGTGGACACACAGAAATGTGTTATCGTGGTGGAAGTGGTAAAGGCGTTTTCATGGGGGCGCATACAGATAACGCATCACTTGCTAATCAAGTTAGTATAGGTTCAAGTGGAGGAAATTCAGACTATGAGCGTTCCTTTCCTAGACTGTTTAGATACGGAGATGGTGGTGCAAGTGGTTATGGTGTAAGCACTTATGTTGCGGCGGCAATCGCTGGTAATATGTGGCAAGAATCAACTCTATCACCCGGTGTATGGGAAAACTTATCACCAGGTTCACCAACAGATTTGCTAAAAGGTTACGGTTTAGGACAATGGACTAACACGGGTGGAGATACACATGGTAGGCTTTATCAGTTACTAACATGGCTACAAGAAAATGGTTATGCCAGTGACGATGGTAATGGACAATTAGCTTTTCTAATACACGAAAATGTGTGGTATCAAAATAGTGAATACACATTTACTTCACTAGAGGATTTCCTAACGTCTGATAGTACAGACTTAGAAATGCTAACTCACGCTTATAACCTATGTTGGGAGGGAATACACGATAGTTCGTGGGATAACAGAGTAACATATGCAAAACAATGTTATGACTATATTGTAGCACATGCAAATGATACTACTATAACAATGTGGTACAACGAAAACACATATCTTACAACAGAACAAAGGTTAAATAATGCTGTTATGTTGTACCGTTATTTATCAGCAGGAGGTGGCGGTGGTGGTACACCGTCAGCAAGAAAAAAGAAAATGCCTATATGGATGTGGATAAAATACAATTATTAATAAGAAAGGAGAAACAATATGCCATTCAAAGCTGGTACTTACAAACATGAAGAAGGATTCACAATTATGGTGACAGAAGATGGAACAATCATGTTATCACCTAATCACCCACTTTCATTAAGACTTAGCCTGTTGTTTGACGCAACGAAGTGGACAAAAATATCGTAGAAAGGAGAACGTCATGGCAGTAAAAACTAGAGAAGAAATTCTTGCAGAAGTAAAAGCTAGATTAGGTGAACAGACTGACGATGAAACAATCGCATTTCTGGAAGATGTTACAGACACACTCTCTGACTTAGAAGCAAAAGCAAAAGGTGACGGAACAGACTGGAAAGCTAAGTATGAAGAAAATGACGCTGAATGGCGTAAAAAATATACTGAACGCTTTTACAGTTCAGACCCCAACCCTGACCCAGAACCGCCTAAACCAGATGACACACCAAAACCAAAGACGTTTGCAGAACTGTTTAAAACAGTTTAGCAATAAATTCAATTAAGAAAGGAAGATTAAATCATGGCAAGAAGAATTGCAAACAGTACGCTTAATGCGTCAACCATTGACATTCTCAACGTAATCCGACAGAACGCTTCTTATGATTATCAGCAGAACGTACCGGAAGTTACAACTGTCAATGACATTCCTAAAGTGGGAGAAATCATCTATGGTACACCTGCCTTTGCAAACCAGTTTATCAACGCTCTGGTAAACAGAATTGCAATCGTGCGTGTACAAAGTGCAACCTTTAACAACCCTTATTCTATCCTAAAGAAAGGTTACATTGAGTACGGAGAAACTGTCGAGGATATTTTCGTATCTATAGCAAAAGCTGTTGACTTTAATGTTGAAAAGGCGGCTAAACGTGAGTTCCAGAGAACTATCCCAGATGTGCGTTCAGCATTTCACGTTATGAACTGGAGGGTAATGTACCCAGTTACCATTCAGGACGAGGACTTACGGCAGGCATTTCTTAACATTGAGGGTATTCAGAAACTTATCGCTAAGATTGTAGACGCAGTTTACACCGCCGCTGAGTACGACGAGTTCCTACTCTTTAAGTACCTCCTTATCAAAGCAATCAGTCACGGAAAAATGTTCCCTACTTCTATCGGCGAAGGTGCAGACCTTAGCGAAGCGGCTGTACAGTTTAGAGGTACTTCTAATCTGTTACCATTTATGTCTAATGACTATAATGAAGCTGCTGTTAAGACGAACACTCCTAAAGATAGACAGGTTATCTTCATGGACGCTATGTTCAACGCACAGTTTGACGTAAGCGTGCTTGCAAGTGCCTTTAACATGGATAAGGCTGACTTCATGGGTAGGCTGTTCCTCATTGACAACTGGACTGATTTTGACAATGAGCGTTTTGATATTATCAGAGAAAACTCTGACGGTATCGAGGAAGTTACCACAGATGAGTTAGCACTGTTGGCAAACGTAAAGGCTGTCATTCTGGACGAAAACTGGTTTCAGGTTTACGACAATAACAACAAATTCACGGAGAAGTATGTTTCTTCTGGTTTGTACTGGAACTACTTCTATCATACTTGGAAAACGGTGTCAAATTCACCGTTCGCAAATGCTGTTGTGTTTGTTACCTCTGCCGCTAACGTTGCTTTGCCTGCAACTGTTACTGTTCATGTGGACGCTAAAGATGAAAGTGATGTTGCTACTGTATTTACTATCAGTGCTGACTTTGAAGAAGCAGGACTTAACCCGCGTAATGTGAATTTTGTTCAGACAGAAGCGCTTACAACTGCTGGTATCGCTGTTCAGAAATACGGTGGTCTTATTATCCCGGCTTCAAAGGTTGGAACAGATATCACACTTGTTGCTGAGATTAACGGAACTACTTACACAGCAGCTACTACTATCAACGGTTCTACTGAGGTTGACGCAACTGTTACACTTAACAAGGGATAAGATTTTAACGGTAAGGGTATATCAATTTTTGATATGCCCTTGCTAGAAAGGGAGTGAATGTGTGTATATACAGCCTACAACAAATATAAGGTTACTTAAAGACGTTCCTCTTGATACAACCTATGACCACACAATATATTTTCAAACTGCAACAGCGCAGTACAATTACTTTATTGGTTTGCAGAAATACAATCTAACTAATTACACCTACCAAAGAGTGAAAAAAGGTGTCGCAAGAGTTGGTATTAAGGCTGACAACTTGTATGACTGCAATTACATGATGTTTCAGAACACAGCTTATGGAGATAAGTGGTTTTATGCATTCATTACAGCGGTTGAGTATGTGAACAATGAATGTACAGAGATTTACTTTGAACTTGATGTTATGCAGACATGGTTCTTTGATTGTAAGCCAGACTATTGTTTTGTTGAACGTGAACACACTGTGAGTGATGCCATTGGGGAACATATCGAACCAGAAACGGTTGCTACTGGCGAGTATATTATGAATGATTATCAACCTATAACGCACATGACAGATATGGTGGTGTGCCTTGCTATTGTCGATACAAGTGATGCCACAGATGGTACGCTATATGACGGTATCTATGGTTCAGCACAATTATGGGTGTATGACAGTACAGATGTGCAGAGTATCAATAATAAGGTTAATGAATATGTTCAGAAACCAGACGCTATCATTGGTATGTATATGTTCCCTAAGATTTTTATTGGTGGAAGTATACCTGATACACATAGATTGAGCTATGGCGCAGGTGCGAATAAAACAATTGTTACGCTTGCAGGTGTTTCAGCTGATGATACTCTTGATGGGTATAAACCTAAAAATAAGAAGCTGTACACTTATCCGTATAACTTTTACCATGTTGATAATGCAAGCGGTAGTGAGTTAAGTTTGCGTTATGAGTTCTTTGAAAAACGTACGCCAGTTGTTGAAATAAGTGGAACAGTAACACAGCCAGTTGTTGCAATTCTTAGACCTTGTAGTTATAAAGGTGTTGCTGGGTATAGTGACCTTGGTGGTTATACCACTTTGAATACAGAGAGTTTACAGCTTAACAGCTATCCGATGTGTTCATGGAATGTAGATGCTTATCAAGCGTGGGTGGCACAAAATAGTGTACCTATTGCTCTGAATACCATTGCTAGTGCTGGGCAGATGGGAATTGCAGGTGCTTATAGTATAAATCCGAATGCAGTTATTGGTTCTAGTATTATCGGGCAGGTTAGTGGTCTTATGTCACAGTTTTATCAGGCTTCTATTGCTGCTGATATTAGTAAAGGTAATTTGAATAATGGGGGCGGTAATGTTGCAAACCATAAACAACAGTTTTACGGTGGGCGGTGCAGTGTTTGTCAAGAATATGCACGTATGATTGACGACTATTTTACTATGTTTGGTTATGCGGTTCGTAGAGTAAAGCAACCGAACCGAAGTAGCAGACCACATTGGAACTATGTTAAGACTGTTGGTGCAACGGTAACTGGTAGTGTTCCTGCTGATGATATGCGGAAGATTTGTGATATCTATGACAATGGTATTACGTTTTGGAAAAATGGGTCAGAAGTTGGACAGTATAACTTAGATAATACAGTATAAAGGTGGTGATATTAAGGTATGGGTAGAAAGCGTGGAAGTACGGATATGTTTGATGACAGTGCTACACTGAATAACTTGACATATATGCAGTATTTAAATAGGCTGACAGAGTTGGCTATAAGCATGTTTGAATGGAAGAACTTACCGCCTAGTGTTGACGCAAGGTATCTTGAACTACATCTCTTTGAAACTGGTTGCATGGTATACTTTGATGATGATGTTCTTGGGAACTTATGCTTGGACTGTATTACGAATGGCAGACTTGATGTGTATGGTAATCCGATTTTGCGTAGGGCTTACTCTGGATATAACAACTATCAGAAGTTATTGAAAGAGAGTAATAGCGTGATTATATGGAACAATTACTTGCACAAGAATAGTATACTTGATGTTAAAATGTTCGCTAGGAGATTGTACAACATTGATAGGATTATTGATGTTAATTCAAATGCACAGAAAACTCCGGTTTTAGTGCAAGGTACAGAGAAACAAAGGTTGACGCTTTTGAACTTGTATAAAGAGTTTGATGGTAATGCACCGTTCATTTTTGGTGATAAAAACTTGGACTTAAATGCGTTAAAGGTGTTGCAGACTGGTGCGCCATATGTTTGTGATAAGTTGTATCAGTTAAAGACGCAGATATGGAACGAAGCGTTGACATATCTTGGTATCAGTAATATCAACATTCAGAAAAAAGAAAGATTAATTACTGATGAAGTAACTAGGAATCAAGGTGGTACTATTGCAAGCAGGTATAGCAGATTGGAGAGTAGACGGCAAGCTGTTGAAAAAATTAACGCCATGTTTGATACTAATATTGAGGTCAATTATCGTGAAGATTTTCAACAGGTTGCTAATGATACTATACCAGATGATGCTGGTGCAGATACGATAGGAGGTGTGGGTAATGAGTGAGATTATTTCTTTCATTGTTGGGGTATTTTTTGGTTCTATCAGTATTATTTGCTACGCTTCATGTGCAGTTAATAAGGATGGTGATAACTATGAGTAAGTACACGACAGAAGTTAGGTTCATATGTGAGAGCAAAAGTGGGCTTGAAGTAAGTGGCGGAAGTGGTGATGTTGATAACATTATCGCAAGTTCGTGGAATAAGGTGTTTACCACTAAAGCACCTTTCTTTGATGAAAGTTATAGAAGTGTACTTTGTCAGAAGATTTTGAAACATTACTATTTAAGGGAGATATGTTGTGAAACAGTAGGCATATGGGTGCTCTGGATGAATGAACGGCTTGAAACAATTATGCCATACTATAATCAGTTATATGAAAGCGAACTGATTAAGTTTGAACCGTTAAATGATGTTAACTTGACAAGAACACATGATAGAACGATTGACGGAACAGAAGAACGTAATGGAGAAACAAGTGATACAAATAAGAGTACAAGAGAAATTACTGGAACAAATGACACTAAAGAAACAGGTACTAATGGCACAACATCAAGTGCAGAAAGTGATGAAACTAAAAGAGATTTGTACAGTGATACACCACAAGGTGCAATAACTGGATTAGAAAATGAAAACTACTTGACTAACGCAAGAAAAATAACTGATAATGTAACAAGTAGTGGAAGTGAAGATACAAACACAACTAGAACTATTGATAATGATTATACTGAAAATATGACTGCTAATGGCACTAAAACCGGAACTAATAAAGTTACGGAAACTAGCAACACAACAGAAGATTATCTTGAAACACTTATTGGTAAACAAGGTAGTAGTACTTACAGTAAAATGCTTATGGAGTTTAGGGATACTTTCTTGAACATTGATATGATGGTTATTGATGAATTTAAAGACTTATTCTTTGGACTTTGGTAGATTGAAAGGAGATTTATTATGAATAATAGAAGTATAACGCCTTTACCACCTGCTGATTTTACACCAGAAATGGGTAATTATAAGACATTGCAACCGTTCAGATATTGGTGTCAGAAAGTGTTACCGCTTGTTTATGATGATAGTTTAAGCTATTATGAGTTACTTTGTAAGGTAATTGACTATCTTAATAAGACAATGGAAGATGTGGAAACGTTGCACGGGGATGTAACTAATCTGCATACTGCTTATGAAGAGTTACAGGAGTATGTTAATAACTATTTCAGTACACTTGACGTACAGGAAGAGATTAACAAGAAACTGGATGAACTAGTTAGTTCTGGTCGCATTGATATTTTACTTAATACTTTCATACCTTATGTTACTCCACAAATGTTTGGTGCTAAAGGGGACGGCGTTACTGATGATACTTTAGCTTTTCAGCAATGTTTTGATTCTAATAAAAAAATAATCGTTCCAAATGGAAATTATCTGGTTGGGGCATGTAATGCAAATAATAACGTACTACTTGAACTTTACAACGGAGCATATATCACATTAAAAGACGAGTATTTTATACACACGACAAACAATATTAATATTAAAGGCGGACGCTTCTATGGTGAAAGTAAAGCACCAGAAAGCAGATACTACGCTAAAAAAGTCATAACAGGTAACCTGACTTTTGTTAATATTACAGATACACATTTTTATCAGTGCATTGCACTTTATCAGACAGATGGTAAGTATTGTGGGTTCATAAATTGCTATAATTTATGGGTATATGATTCACTTTTTATTGTGGCAAATACAAGTTTGAATTATGTGTCGTGCGTTGGATGTAGTTTTCAGAAAGCTTCTAATATGATTGAAGCGGCAAACTATGAAAATATATCTTTTACAGGATGTAACATTGAATCTGTAATTAATTTCTTCTCACCAACATACGTAGCCGCACCGTATAACACTATATCAATCACTGAATCCTATATCGAATATTCATCATTATTCAACAATGGTAGGTGTGTAAACATTGTAGTAGATAAGTGCTGGGTGTACACAGACATCACTTTAATAACACTTAATATGGGCCCTGGCAGTTGCGTTTTTAGTAACAGCACAGTAACCATAATAAGCGACGTTGTACTGACTAATGTAATTAACTGTACATTAATTTTAGAATTTAATGTTGGAAGCATTACAAAACAAAATACTACAATCAAAGCTGATTCAGTCAACCTGATTTATAGTGGAAATTGTATTATTAAAATCGGTAATCAGGATTCATATTACGTAGACCCAACGTGCAACCAAGTAACATTTACTGGAAAATTTAACGCTGATGATAATTGTTTAAGTGCAGAGGATAATAATCTTTTTTACAACACTGGTATTCATGGGTTAATAAGTCGTACTAAAGTGTGTCTTGCTTTATCCCTTGGTAGATCTGATTTGCTGAAGGTTACCCCGCCGGTAGGG